AAGTCGATATACAATGAAACGATGTACCATACAAATTCGAGATGAAGTAAACATCAAACTAGAAGGCATCGACTTGGATGTACGCAAGGCTCTAGTCAATGCGTTCAAGTACGATGTGCCTTATGCTAGATACTTGCCGGCAGTAAGGCTAGGGCGGTGGGATGGAAAAGTCAGTTACTTTCAATTGGGCGGTAGCACATACACCAACTTGTTGCCAGAGATCATGCCCATCCTAGAACGCTACAACTATGACATTGAACTGGATGATCAAAGAGAATACTCTACCACATTTGAGTTTGCTCAAGTCACAGAACATACCTTTGCACACAAGACTTGGCCCAAAGGGCATCCTGCAGAAGGCCAACCTATCCTGTTGCGCGACTACCAAGTGGAGATTGTGAACAACTTTCTAACCAATCCACAGTGCATACAAGAAGTGGCCACAGGTGCAGGCAAAACAATAATGACAGCGGCTTTGAGTGCCAGTATAGAGCCATACGGACGGTCAATTGTGATTGTGCCCAACAAGAGTCTTGTGACGCAAACTGAAAAAGATTATGTAAATCTTGGCTTGGATGTGGGTGTTTACTTTGGCGATAGAAAAGAACACGGACGCACACATACTATTTGCACTTGGCAGAGTCTAAATGTACTGCTGAAGAATACCAAAGCAGGCATAGGCGAAGCTACCATCCAGGACTTTATTGAGGATGTGGTATGTGTAATGGTAGACGAAGTACATATGGCCAAGGCAGATGCACTCAAAACTCTGCTGACCAGTGTGATGGCTAGAGTGCCAATTCGTTGGGGATTGACCGGTACTGTGCCCAAAGAGAAGTTTGAAAGCCAGGCCCTATTGGTGAGCCTGGGCCCTGTTATCAGCAAGCTGAGTGCCAATGAATTACAACAACAAGGGGTGCTGGCGCAGTGCCATGTGAATATTGTGCAGTTGCAGGATCATGTGGAGTATTCCGATTACCAAAGCGAACTTAAATACTTGTTGGAAGAGTCTGGCCGGTTAGACGCTATGTCAGAACTCATACGCCATGTGAATGAAACAGGCAACACCCTAGTACTAGTGGATCGTACTGAGTGTGGTAGACAACTTGTTGCAAGACTAGGTGACAAATCTGTATTTGTTAGCGGTGCAACAAAAGGAACAAAGAGACAAGAAGAATATGACGAAGTGGCTGACAGCGTTGATAAGATTATTGTGGCTACCTATGGTGTTGCCGCTGTGGGTATTAATATCCCTAGGATTTTTAATTTGGTTCTTGTGGAACCCGGGAAAAGTTTTGTCCGCGTTATCCAAAGCATTGGACGCGGAATAAGAAAAGCCGAAGACAAAGATCATGTTCAAATCTGGGACATAACTTCAACTTGTAAATTTGCCAAGCGCCATCTAACCAAGCGCAAACAGTTCTACAAAGAAGCCAACTATCCCTTTACTCAGGAAAAATTAGAATGGATGAAGATAAAATAACCATTGCAGTGTGTGGCGAAAGCTTCTGCACTGCCAGCATGATTGAGCTCAAAGAATCAGGAGTACGAGGACATTTTAGTCAGATACTCGAAGATCAATACGGCTACAAAGTTTTGCATTTTGCACATGGCGGATTCAGCAACACAGGAATCATGTTTCAAATACAAGAAGCAGTTAAACAACGGCCCAATGTGATTGTTTACAACAAAACTTGGGCAAGCCGTGTTGATATTTCTTTAAACAATGGTAATCTTTTAAAACCTCAATTTAATCCTCTAAAAGGATTGAAAAATTTTGTGTACTTTAACAAACACATGCCCAGCACACATGAACCGTGGGCCGGTGATCAAGATTCTCCAATTTTAAGCACCGTTTTTCAAGGATTAGAACACCATTCGATAGATATTCATTCAATAAAGATTTCTGCGATAAACAACTATCTTGGTCATATTTTTGAATATCGTCTTCAAAAAATTTTAGATGATTGGTTGTTTGATTATTGGCATAATAAAATTATAGATGCTGATATGTTGCCAATATGTTTCAATGATAGAGACATTGGAAAAATTGCATACGAGTTTAGTGAAGACAATCAAACATATGATTGCCCGTTTCACACAGACCGTGCTACGCAAGAGCAAGTGGCTGCGAATATTCATCGCAAAATCGTTGACAAATTGCCACATACCAAGTAAAATGACAACATGAGAATACTTACACTAGACAATGCCACCTACGATTTAGATCACCTACCCGAAGAAGTGGATGACATGCGTTTTGCAATATTAGACAATTCAAATCCAGCAGAGCCCGACTATCACTTTATACCCTTGATCTTTTTGGAAAGTTTCAATGCTCCTGCCCTTGTGTTGCGCATTGGAGAACACACCATAAAGATGCCCATGGATTGGCAGATCTTGATTGGTGAACCTGACGTTGGTGACTTGGAAGTGCTGCCACTTACATCAATCAACGATCGTGGATTTAAAGTATTCCAATTCAATCCACTGACCAGTTTCCGTCCCAGCTTCCCTGACATTGAAATACTAGATGTCTATCACGAAGTCAGCTGGTATGCACCCAAACTCAAGAATGGTCAACTGCTGGCAGTGCCTGTAAGTGAAGGTGCGGATCCTGACTGTGTGTACTTTGTCAAAGATGTCAGCCGCAATTGCGAGATTGTGGACTACAACAAGGCCTGGTAATGCCCTACACTGAACCTGAAGTATTTGAAATCATCAATAGACTGGCCAGAGTGTACCTGGAAAGTTACCCTGACGATCGTGAAGGCCTAGAACGGTTCCTGCGTTGGGCACATTTACAATACGGTTATCAATATGGGAACCCTTAAACCTGGTGCCACTTACATCTACGAACGCAACGGTAATGAAGTGTATGCTCGTGAATTTGGTGCTGACCCTGCTGACCGTGTGCTGGTTGGATATGGATATGATCCTGTGACTGGACATAAAATAGACTACGATAAAAGAACCAGCGACGGCCGACCCTTGCACGACCACTTAATGGAGGGCAAACTGTGGGGAGAGATCAGGCGTGCTGCTCAGACCAATCCCACTTTACAAGACGCACTAAATCGTGCTATAATGATCTATAGACTGACCAAAACAGATGAGTGATAAACTGAATATTGCTAACGAGATGCGTCAACTGGATCTCAAGAATAGAGATTTTTATGACGAGCTCACTCCTGAAGAACGCAAAAAGTTTTCAACGTTCTTAATGATTCGGTGGAGCTCTGCTGTGCAAGTAGGCAATTCATCTAGAGACAAAAATATAGAACAATATTATTTGCAATCTTGTAATGAAAATCTCAACAAACATTTTTTTGCCATCAGTAAACATCCTAAATTGCAATGGCTATTGGCTACCACAGCTGGGCCAGGCGAAGGAGTGTTTAGGCATCCGTGGATTGCGCCAAAGAAGAAAGTGGCAGGTGCTAGTGCCAAACGCAAAGCATTAGTAGCAATGTATCCGCACTACAAAGACGACGAAATAGAAGTAATGATGCAGATTGTGTCAGACAAAGAAATCAAACAATACATTAAAGACTCCGGCGAAGATCCCAAATGACACAATGCCAATACTGTAAGAAAGATTTTATCAAAGAAACTTCTTTGGCAGTGCATGTTTGTGAGCCTAAACGGCGTAGGCAAGAACGAGCAGAGCGTGGTGTGGAACTGGGTTTTCAAGCCTACATACGTTTTTATGAAATGAGCCAAGGGTCGGCCAAGCTCAAGACCTTTGATGATTTTGCAGACTCACCTTACTATCGTGCGTTTGTGAAGTTTGGACGCTATTGTGTGAGCACAAGAACCATTAACCCCAAGCAGTTTCTTGAGTGGCTGTTGAAAAACAACAAAAAAATTGACCGTTGGGCAAGTGATCAACTGTACACAGAATATCTTATACAGCACTTGCCTGTGGAGAATGTGAATGATGCTCTGGCACGAGCTGTGGAGTTTGGAATGGACTGGGCAGAAAAGAATTCAGCACAACCGCAGGACTGTTTGAGATACGGCAGCACTCCAGCCATGTGCTATGCAGTCACAACAGGTAGGATATCACCTTGGGTGATTTACAATTCAGAGTCCGGACAACAGTTCTTGGGTGAACTCTCTCCTGATCAGATCAGCATGGTATGGCCTTACATTGACTCAGATGTATGGCAGAAAAAGTTTCACAACTACCCAGCTGATCAAGAATATGCAAAAGACATATTAAACAAGGCAGGTTGGTAACATGGCAACGGTAATTTTTTTAACGCTGGTACTTTTGCAGATCAAACACTGGTACATTGACTTTGTGGATCAAAACATGGTGGAAGTTAATCACAAAGGCATTTACGGACACTGGTTGGGCATGCGACACAGTCTCAAACAAGGCATTGGTACTGCGGTCTGTGTGGGCTTGGTAGTGGGCCCTGCATACTGGCCTGCCAGCATTATGATGGGCGTGATAGATGCTGTGTCTCACTATCACATTGATTGGGCCAAGATGAACTGGGGCAATCGAGATAAAGAGAATCCCAGCTTCTGGGCACACTTGGGCTTGGATCAAATGGCACATCAGTTGACTTATCTTGGCCTTGTGGCTATAATTGCATTATGATTAGAAATATTAGCGGCAGCAAATACATTCAAGTATCAGGTGGCATGTCTACCAATCCATACATCAGCCCAGGTGCCAACGGTGCAGGCATGGTGAGATGGAGCGTTAGCATGAACTGTTTGGAAATTAATGATGGCAACTCCTGGCAATCGCTTCACTCATCACATCCTATGATTTCACTCTCATCAGACGCTGAAACCCTGTTGGATTGGGCGCGAGCCAAGCGTGATGAAGAATGGCGCATTGCTGCCTTGGCCGCCAAGCATCCCACAGTGGCAGATGCTTTGGCAGCAGTGCAACTGGCCCGAGAGAAACTGCAAGTTGTGACTGCACTTTGTGATACTGATTCAAAATGAGCGCAGACATTGACATTGATGTGCCGGACAGGTCAGCTGTGCTGAAACTGATCAAACACACTGCCGCACGGCAACTGCACCAAGGTCAAGTGCGTAAGCACAATTCAGGCATTTATGTCACAGACATTCCTAGAGACATACCCAATGGCTGTGCAGCCATAGACTATGAGTCGGCAGAGCAGCGTGGATACTTCAAGATAGACCTGTTGAACATGAGTGTGTATCAGTTGATCCGTGACCCCGCACACTATGCTGAAATGCTGGCAGCAACACCGCCATGGCAGCGACTGTGGACTGATACTGCTTGGGCATCACAACTGGTGCATGTGGGCAATTACGCAGACTTAATGGCATCAATGCGACCAGACAGTATACCTAGAATGGCAGCATTTATTTCTGTAATTCGTCCAGGTAAAGCACACTTGCAAAATCGCCCTTGGCCGGAAGTGTTTGCCGAAGTATGGAATGGTGATGACTCACGTGGATACACATTTAAGAAAAGCCACGCAGTTTCCTACGCAGCCCTGGTAGCACTACACATGAACTGCCTCAGTCAAGACGCCGCACAAGTGTGATTGATTTTCGTTTGGTTTTCTTGCGAGCAATGTCCATCAAACTGCAAGCTGGACCGTGTAAAATTTCAAGATCTTTGTTGGAGAATGTGCGTAAGGTAGGACGAAACTTGTCCCACTCACCTCGCAGGAATATGTTTATGGGTATGCTACGATTGCTTTCCCACCACCAAGTGGCTGCTAATTCCAAGTATTCTAACTTGGCATCTTGAGTAAGCACAGCACCAAAATCATAGATGGTTGTGACAGCATCGTCTTTGTTTTGCACCACACCCACATATTCTTCATTGGCGTAAACGCAAAGCGTTATAAACGGATATTTTACCGCCAGTTTTTGAAAGATATCATTACCCATAAATATTGTTCGAGGATCCTATGTATTCAACCACCGTTTACTTATACCAGCAAATTACCAAAGTCTTGTTAGTTGACACTAGTGGTGGATATTTCACAGCGAGGTACGACCCAGTGTATGCAAAGCAATTAACCGTTAACAAAGGCGTAGACAATGTTCTACTGTTTGAATTTATCAATCAAGAGGAAAAGCCTGTAAACATTACAGGCAGCAGTTTTGTGTTTAGATTGATGAATCAAACTGGTGATCAACTGCTGGTCGAAAAACCCATGGTCACACTCAGTGCCACACTGGGCAGAGTAAAAGTGGTGTTGGACAATGCGGACACTATCAATATCACAGCACAGCCCGGCAGTTACAGCATACAACGCACAGCAGGAGACTACGTGCAAGCCGCGTATGTGGATGCCAATTCGGGCGCTAGAGCAGACTGCAACATTGTGAATAGTGTGCTGCCGGCATTTGTGCCTAGTGAAGTGTTGACCATCCCCACAATCTACGGCAAGGCGCAACAACTGCAACCTGGACCAACTAACTATCCTGATTGGGCACTAACACCACAACCAGTGAATACCACGCAACTTACAGAATTTTATTCTAGTCATATTCCCACTAGCGGGCAAAGTTTGACCACTGTGAAAATGGACATGGATCACTATACCGGAACGGTTAAGTTTCAAGCAGCAGACACTTACGAATCAGTTTGGTATGATGTTACTGCAAGTTTTGAATTTTTTAATGAAACTTCCACACAGTATTTTAACATTGTGGGCTTTTACAACTTGATCCGAGCTGGATTTAACAACAGCCAAGGATTTGGTGCATCTGCTACAGCAACAGTAGTAGATGGAGTAGTCACAGGTATTACTGCAAACAATAATGGTCAGGGCTATGTGGCACCACCTAAGATTCAAATTTTAGGCAACGGATCAGGTGCAGAAGCCATTGTGACTTCAGTAGGGAATGGACAGATTGGTGCAATTACTGTCACAAATGGTGGATCGGGATATTTGCCGTTGCAATACCAAGGCACCATAGCAGCCACGGTATTGATCACAACTGGTTACATTACCAACCTCCAATATCGTTGATTTAGTCCGGCTAATCTGCTATACTGTATAGATGCTTGACATCCTTGCGTATCTACCTGCAAAAAGAAAACCCACACCAAGTGGTTGGTTGAGTTTCAATGCGGTTTGTTGCCAGCACAACGGCAGCACAAAAGACACACGAGGTCGCGGTGGACTCAAAGCGTCTGATCAGGGCTGGAGCTATCACTGCTTCAATTGTGCCTACACAGCCAGTTTTATCATGGGTCGTACCATAAGTGTTAAAGCTCGCAGGCTGTTGGGCTGGATGGGTGTACCAGATAACGAAATTGAAATGCTCAATCTCGAAAGTCTGCGGCATCGTAGCATACATGGTATATTGGAAGATCGGCAACAGGCATGGAATCAATTGGCCGGCATTGCATTTGAAGAACGAGACCTGCCACCTTTTGCTGAGCTACTAACACCTGAACACCCGATGCATTGGGACTATGTGCAGGGCAGACATGTGCCTGCGGACTTTCCCATGATGGTGCAGACACAAAATGATGGTGTTCATTGGACACGTCCGCATGTGGTCATACCATTCACATACGAAAACAAAATTGTAGGATACACCTGCAGATTTTTAGATAACCGTCAGCCCAAGTTCATTTCAGACAGCCAGCCAGGCTATGTGTTTGGCACAGACTTACAGCATAAAGACTGGACCAATGTAGTAGTGACAGAAGGCATATTTGATGCATTGAGTATTGGTGGTGTGGCTGTCATGCACAACACCATAAGTGATGCACAGGCTCGACTGATACGCAACCTGGGACGAGAAACAACTGTGGTGCCCGACCAAGATCAAGCAGGCGTAGAACTGATTGATCGTGCTGTGGAACTGGGATGGGCGGTAAGTATACCCGAGTGGCCAGAAGGTTGTAAAGATGTCAATGATGCTGTGATTGTGCTAGGGCGTGTTGGTACCCTGCTAACTATAATGGCAGCCAGAGAAACCAGTAAAATCAAAATAGAACTAAGGAAGAAACAACTTGTTAAAAGAATACGGACTTGACGTTCAGCGACTATTTCTAGAAATGATGTTGGAGGACGCACAGAGCTATGTGCGTGTTCAAAACATCTACAACCCGCAGAACTTTGACAAGAGTTTGAGGCCAGCGGCTGAGTTTATTAAAGAACACTCAGACAAACACAAGACCCTGCCGGACCGCACTCAAATCTCAGCCACCACTGGCGTTAAATTGCAATCAGTGCCAGACTTGAATGAAGGACACTTTGACTGGTTCATGGGCGAGTTTGAAGCATTTACTCGGCGCCAGGAACTGGAGCGAGCTATTTTAAAAGCCGCGGACTTGTTGGAAAAAGGTGAATATGATCCTGTTGAAAAGCTGATCAAAGATGCAGTACAGATATCACTCACTAAAGACATGGGCACAGACTACTTTGCTGATCCTAAGAGTCGAATTGAAAAGTACTTTAACTCTGGCGGACAAGTAAGCACAGGCTGGCCACAACTGGACAGATTGTTGTATGGTGGATTCAGTCGTGGTGAACTAAACATCTTTGCAGGTGGATCAGGATCAGGCAAGAGCCTGGTCATGATGAATATTGCACTGAACTGGCTACAGCAAGGAATTAGCGGTGTGTACATCACACTAGAACTTTCAGAAGAACTTACGTCATTGCGAACTGATGCCATGTTAACCAACATGAGCACCAAGGACATTCGCAAGGACATAGACACTACAGAGCTCAAGGTCAAGCTGGTGGCAAAGAAGTCAGGCAACTATCAGGTCAAAGGTTTGCCAGCACAATCAAACATCAACGACATTCGTGCGTATTTAAAAGAGTATCAAATACAAACAGGCAAGAAGGTGGACTTTGTGATGATTGACTACTTGGACTTGTTGATGCCAGTTAGCGCCAAAGTCAGCCCCAACGACTTGTTTGTGAAGGACAAGTATGTTTCGGAAGAACTGCGCAACTTGGCCAAAGAGCTAGGCATCTTGATGGTCACAGCGTCACAGTTGAATCGATCAGCTGTGGAAGAAATTGAATTTGACCACTCACACATATCAGGTGGTATCTCTAAAATTAACACAGCAGACAATGTGTTTGGTATCTTTACAAGTCGTGCAATGAAGGAACGTGGCAAGTATCAGATACAATGCATGAAATCTCGAAGCTCGACCGGCGTTGGTCAAAAGATTGACCTGGAGTACAACATTGAAACCATGCGTATTACTGATGAAGGCGGAGATAACAACGAAAACGGGTTTAGCAAAAAGCCCAGTACAAGTATCATGGACTCGATCAAAGCAAAAAGCCAAGTTAGTGCAGCCGCAGAAGACGCCAAATCTGTACCTTGGGAGCGACCCCAAGCTCGAGAAGGTTTTGAGCTAGAAACACCCAAAGTCACAGCTGATGTGCAAAGCGCCAAGCTCAAGCAATTGTTGGGAAAAATTAAATCTAATTGATATGACAGAGTTTTGCCGCCACTTAAAAAACGGCTTGGTATACAACAATGATACCACAGCATTTACTGTATCTCCTTGCTGTTTTTTTCGTGGCAATCGCCACAAGATAAATCCTAACCAAGATTTATCAAGCCAGTTATCTGCACATAGAAACTACTGGATGACTGCAGACGTCAGGAGCGATTGCAAAATTTGTATTGATGCCGAAAAGCAAAACACAACCAGTTATCGTCAGGCGTCTTTTGATTTCATACAAGGTGCCGATAATCGACTAGAGTTCTTGACCGTGGCCGTAAACAAAAAGTGCAACTTGGCCTGTGCATCTTGCAGTGCGGCATCCAGTAGCTTTTGGTATCAAGAGAATTCCCGACACCAACTGGTACAAGGATCAAACATACACCAAATGCATCAGGAAGATCGCCAAGGTATTATAGCTGACAAATTTGTTCAGCTATTAGCCGAGCAAGATTTAAGTGGGCTGAGGTATATTAAATTTGGTGGTGGTGAACCCTTGATGTCAGACACGCACGAACAAATCATGGCCTTGGTTCCTGATCCTAGTAAAGTCACGGTGCAGTACACTAGCAACTTTAGTATCATGCCTAGTAAAACAGTTTTGCGCACCTGGGAAAAATTCAAATTAGTCAAATGGATAGCAAGTTTGGATGGCGTGGGCGAACAGTTTAGCTTATTGCGGTGGCCGTATCGTTGGGAAAAGTTAGAAGCTTTTGCAACAGATGCCATTAGCACAGTACCGGGAAATGTCATGTTTGGAGTTGAGCACACAGTTAATCCACTGAATGCATTTTACATTGACCACTTTCAAACTTGGTTTGACCAACACATTGGATCTAATAGATATGGGGATAGTTCAGACTTTAATATACACTTGTGTACTGGTATGTTGGGCATTGAACACACCCCTCCAGCTCTGCGCAACAAAATAAAAATCAAATATGGTGCAAAACATGCAATATCAGTTGCACTTGATCAAAAGCCATACTCTGGCAGTGTGACTGCACTGGTGCAATATCTTGATCAATTGGATCAATGGCGCAGTACCAATTGGAGAAGTGTCTTTTCTGAAGTACAGGAATTTTTCAATGCCTAATTTAATCTGTTTCCCACATTATACCTGTGGTGGGTTGTTGTGTGATATCTTGTCAGATACATTTAGTCCCTTAGCGGCAAATGGCGGCATCAATAGCATACAGCATGGGTTAGGAAAAATTGGCGATGCTAACACAGTTTTGACTGAGTATGATCCTCAACAGTTTATGGATCGGGTATCAACAATGACTCTGCCGGCTAACAGTTGGATTGGTACACATTGCTGGCCAGGCCTGTTGCCTTTGGATCAATTTGATAAAGTAATTGTGATTACCACTACAACATTTAAGAGTAAAATTTATCGTTGGGCACGAGCATACCATCACTATTTTGCCCCTCAGTGGCAAGAACTTACAGGCATGGATCTAGTAGACAAAGCCCGTGAAACTGCAAAAAACTATCTGGTACCGTTTGAGCCAATTTTTTTAAAAGAAAATGTGGTTAACGTTGAATTTGCTGACGTAGTTGAGACCACACAAGAATTTTATCATACTGTTAATAATCAAGACTGTGAAATGCATATGGATCGTTGGAAAACAGTAAACGATTTTTTATACGCAGATAAATTTTGGAACAGCAAAATTGTGCAGTATTTTTACCAGGCTGAGTTTGAAATCAATCTTGGTAGGTATTACCGATACAATTAAGTTGCAGTAGAAACACCCAAAGTCACAGCTGATGTGCAAAGCGCCAAGCTCAAGCAATTGTTGGGCAAGATCAAAACATCATAATGTATCATTTTTCTGATATTCGTAATGATGTGTGTGGGCAAGAATCCGCTAAATAATCCAAAGGTCTCAAAGTAGATGCAAAAACGCACCCGCAGTTTGTTAGATGAATTAGACGATTTGTACATCGAGCGTGATCGCCACCTGTTGATTGAAAACCGTGCGGCTACCCTGATTGCTAATGCCATCAGACTGCTGGAACAAATTGACACAGAATTTCCAGCTGATCAAGCTGAAAATCTACAACGTAAATTGTTGAATGCCATCCGCACCAGAGACTCAGGCAAGTTTGCCAGATCAGTGAGAAGAACAAATGCAGATACATGAAATCGCACGCCGTAACATAAACGAAGGCCCACTCAAGGGTGTTGCTACCAATATTGCCAAAGGAGCAGTTAACACAGTCAAGCCAGTGGTAAACTATGCAGTTGACCAAGCCAAAGGAGTGGCAAAGTTGCCGCTTAATACCGCAGAATATTTTGCCAACAAAATATTGGATACGGCTGGCGTACCGGCTGCTCAACAAGGTCAGTACAGCAAGTATGGCCAGATAGCAGCCGGTCAAAATAAAGGCACTGCTAGTATAGCAAAAACAGAAAATGAAATTGCAACTGAAATAGCTAAAGAATGGGCTCGACTAGGAACGCTGAATGGTCAAAGAGTTGAATTGCCTCTTGATCCAAAACAAATTGCACTAGCAGCTGGCAAACTCAACACACAAAAATTGCAGATCAACACCAACAATATTGTCAAGCAAGTAACAGACATGGCTCCCGAACAGCGACGTCTTCTAGATTTATACAAAAGAGATACGGCACCTACTCCACCTACTCCACCTATTCCAGTACCTACTCCACCTACTCCACCTATTCCAGTACCTACTCCACCTAGGCCAGCACCGCCTACGCCTATACCAACACCTGCACCTGCAGGATTTAATTATGCCGATGTAATGAAAATGCCCAGCATGAATCAACCTGTTAAAAAACTTGCACCAGCTATGGCAGAATCGCTGACCTGGAGCAAGAACTTTGATCCCAGTAAAGAGCTATATCGTCGCATGAAACAAGGACAAACACAATGAGATTGTTAGAAGGCGGCAACGTATTTAAAGATGCTGATGGTAATCCTTTAACTGGACGTATCAATCAAAGCGATGTAGCAGCCACAGTGCAGTGGCTGGAAACACTTACAGGATTAGAATTCCCACGTGAACGTTGGCTGGGCTCCACTGGTCGCAAGCCCACCTCAGGTGACATGGACATGGCAGTGGATGCTAGCGAAATATCCAAAGAACAATTGGCAGCAAAACTAACACAATGGGCAGTGAGTCATGGTGAAGATCCCAAGGCCTGGGTGAAGAAAGCCGGCGAAGTACACCTGCGCACACCCATCAACGGTAACCCCAACAATGGCTATGTGCAAACAGACTTCATGTTCTTCCCAAACTTAGACTGGGGACAGTTCTACTATGGTGGGGCAGATGATTCTGCATACAAAGGCATGAATCGCAATGTGCTCATGAGTTCAATTGCCAAACAACAGGGACTTAAAGTGGGTGCCAATGGCATGTTCAGTCGCACCACAAATCAGCTGGTAGATGGTGGTATGGATCCTGACTATGTGGCCAAAACACTGTTAGGTAGAACAGCCACTAGAGAAAATCTCAAGAACGTAGAAAGCATTTATGCTGCTCTAGCACGGGACCGAGACCGTGACGCCAAACTCAAAGACTTTCGTGAATACCTAAGCAAAGAAGGCCTGCAAGAGCCAGACCTGGTTCGAGAAAACAGTGATGTGCATTTCCTGGCCAAGCTGCGTGATAGAATTGTAAATCAAGGCATGCAACCATTAATTGAAGCCGAGCCAGCAAATCCATATCAAATTTACGAAGCCGACGAAGGTAATGTAGGCGGTAGGGCCAAGGGCATTGAACACCTGGAAGATCTAATATTTCGCAAAGGCTCACGTGGTGTGGACGAAGCACTGGCTATTATTCAACATGCCGCAGAAGCACCACAAAAGACCACTACTGTAAAGTGGGATGGTAAGCCTGCTGTGATATTTGGTCGCAAGCCTGACACCGGAGAGTTTGTGCTTACAGATGGGTCAGGCTTTGAAGCCAAAGGCTACGATGGCCTTGCTACTAGCCCCAAAATGATGGCACAGATTCAAAGCACACGAAAAGGGGAACGTGGCGAATTAGTTCAATTGTATGCTGATCTTTGGCCACAACTGGAAACAGCCACACCCACAAACTTCCGTGGCTATGTTCAAGGTGATTTGTTGTACGATCCACAACATCCCTGGGAAGAACAGGCCGGTAATCTTGTGTTCAAGCCCAACACAGTAGAATATCGTATACCTGCCAAGAGCGCCCTAGGTCAACAAATTCGCAACAGCACTACAGGCATTGCCATGCACACCATGTATGCTGATCAAGGCGAGCCCAAGCAACCACTCAGTAGAGTTTCGTTTAAAGAAGTACCTGGATTGTTCTTGAGTGGGCCTATTTACGGCAAAGGCATCACACCTCAAGATCCTGCACAGGCCAACGGACAGGCCACATTGATCAAACAAATCAAACAAATTCGCAACAGCAAAGGCGCTGCTATTGATACCTTGTTTAATCCGGCCGAACTGCGAGCCATGCAGATCACAGACTTGGCCAAACTGTGTGTGGACTACATCAATTTTAGAATCAAACAACCCAACGGTAACTTTGATAATCTACTGGCAGGATTTGGTGATTGGCTACAATCCAATCCAAAAATAACTCCAAGAAAATTTGCCAACATTGTGGAATATCTAAAAAGTCCTGCATCAAACACAGAAGGCTTGGCTGCTGCATTTACCCTGTTTATTCTGCTACATGACTTGAAGCTAGACATCCTGCGTAACTTGGATTTGAAAGATCCTGGACATGAAGGATGGGTAAT